TGAAATAATAAAAGAACTTGAAGAACGGAACAGACGGTTAGCATTTAAGAATCTGGAAATGCGGATTGAATTTGAGGTGCTTATAAACTCGACGACAAGTATTGCTGCTAAAAAGATACTTGCTAAATATGAACGCAAAAGAGCAATACGAAATGACTCTTTTTTAGAATTACAAAATTAAATAACAAATGATATGAAAAAAATATTAATCGGAATAATATTAATATTGGCAGCGATATTATTTTTGGCAATCCCGGCGATAATCGAGTGGATCAATACCAGATTTAGATAAATTTGTTTAATTCAAAATTTTAATTTAATTTTACGCTTTTCATAGGTTTAGTTAGGGAGGCGGGACCAGTTCTACTGCTGGCCCGCTTTTTTAAAAGCAAATGGAATAAAATGCCAAAAAATATGGCTAATTATGGCAATAACAAGTACTACATTTAAAAAAGGAGACAACCGTAAAAGAAAGTCTAAAGGTGATTTAAATAGAACTACTAAAGAGGCGAAGGAGATTCTTAATAATATTCTATTTGGTGAAATTGACAATATAAAATTAGCATTAGAGGAAATACGCGAGAAGGATAATTATCGGTATATTGATTGTCTGTCAAAATTATTTCCTTTTGTTATTGCAAAGAAAACAGATGTTACGAGTGGTGATGAAACATTACCAAAAAACATTAATATCAATGTGACCACCCCGGAGAGTGCTAAAGAGTTAAAAAAGTTCCTTGATGGCAAACCTCAGTAATGTTTTTGATCGTAACCTTAATGTCTATCAAAGAGGGGATCATTTAATAATTAATCAAGGAGGTCAGGGGAGTTCAAAGACTTATTCAATACTCCAATTACTCTATTTGATAGCAAATAAAGAATCAAAACGCATAACAATTGCATCATACGCTCTGCCTCATCTTAAACAGGGAGCAATGGCAGACTTTGATAAGATACTCGATTCATTCGGAGAGAACCCGGCAGCACTAAAGAATATTTCAGAAAGTACATATTACATTGGAAAATCATCAATAGAATTCTTTGGTATTGAAGGAAATATAGCAAAGGCACACGGCCCCAGAAGAGATATTCTTTTTATCAATGAATGTAACCGAAAGATAACTTATGAAGTTTATGATCAGCTAAGCACACGAACACAAGGGGCGGTGTTTCTTGACTTCAATCCGGATCAGGAGTTTTGGCTGCACGAAAAGGTTATTCCTAATTTTCAACATACACTTATCAAATCAACGTATCTGGATAATCCCTGGCTCCCGGAAAAAGAACTAAACAATATATTATTAAAGAAAGATAAATTAGGCTTTGAGAACTGGTGGAGAGTATATGGATTAGGCGAATTAGGCAAGCTCGAAGGGGTTGTATATCCTAACTGGCAATTTGGAGAGTTTGATTTATCCCTTCCTTCAGGGTTTGGTCTGGACTTTGGATTCTATCCTGATCCTGATGCAATGTTAAGAGTAGCAATAGATAGCAAGGCAAAAAAGATATATACAAAGGAATGTTTTTATCAGACCAATCAGTTAGTTGCTGATTTGAGAATAAATGTATCCCGGTATGCTTCACGTAATGATCAGATAATTGCTGACTCTGCTAATCCCAGGATGATAGCAGAACTAAGGAATCAGTTTAATATAAAAGGAGTCATCAAGACAGCCGGATCAGTAAATGAAGGAATACGCATTTTACAGGACTATGAGATAATAGTTGATCCTGACAGCCCTAATTTAGCAAAGGAGTTGAATAATTATATCTGGAATGACCGGAAGGCTGGCATTCCTATTGATGCTTTTAATCATCTGCTGGACCCGCTAAGATATTATGCATTGACTCATTTATTAAGTCCTGTTTCACACCAACAATGGCGAGGATAAAAAATATAGAATATCTCACGTTAAAGGATATGGCAAACGATCTGGATGCATATTCCGGACTTGCTGACGGTCTTATTCAACTGCCCTGTCCTCACAGGCTAATAATAAGATTCATGTCGTACAGAGTGCCTGAAACGATGGAGGAGATGGCAAAGAATATATGTTATGGTCAAAGGTTATTTCTTGCACGTGAAGAAGAAAATGACATAGGATTAATAACAAGAATGATAAGCGGTTACTATTATACTGTTGTCACTGGTGAAAAATGGGATGAAGAAAAAACATTGTTATTCAAAAATAAAGTTATAACTTGCAAAGCAAAAGAATTATATCCAGTCGCTATGCACTTCGTCACTCTTATAAATGAGATAGCAGAAAAGGAAAAGGTACTCCTGCACCGTGAACCTTCGAAGGTTGAACTGGCTGCCGGTATTGAAAAACTCAATGTCTTTTCAGAATTAAACTCTTTAGATTTCCTTCGTGATGCAATGAAATGTACCGTGCAGGAAGTGCTGCTTACTTCTTACAATGAGTGTCTTGTCCGATTCATGAACGCTAAGGAGCTGGCAGATTATCAGGAGAGATATTTTAAACTTGAAAGAGAACAGTATGAAGCTAAATTAAAATATAAGAAATAAACTAAAAAACCTCAAAAAATGAAAACTAAAATTAAAACTCCGAACAGTTTTGCATGGTGGTGGTTAAAATGCGCCAGAGAACCAGATTATTATAAAGCATTTGTTAATATGTTTGAAAAAGAATGCTTACAACAAAGAGAAAAATATGATAAAGAGCGAAGAGCAGAAGGATATATAGATAAAATATGTCCTAAATGTGGAGATAGTTTTTTTGATCATAAAGATGAAAAAGAAATAATGTGTTATGAAGACAGATATTATCCTGAATATACCGAAAGTTGGAATTTAGAAAATACTGCTCGTAGAGAAAAAGAAATTCAAAATATAAGAAATGAACGCACTAATTCATAATATAGAAGCATTGCTAATGAATTCCGGTTGTAGCTTGACGCTTTATGAGACGGATAATTTATCTAATATACGGACGGATGAAAGTATCCCGGCTGACATTATCGGACTGATAGTACAGCCTAATGAAATGGTCTTTCAGGTAAAAGCGAATTGCATAACAGAGCGGCCTATTATGACAGTTGAGATACTTCAGCAGGTCAAACCGGAAGATTTGGCTTATCATAACGAGATAGTATTAGAAAACCTACTTGAAACGTGCAAGACGTTTATTTATAAAGCGATTGCATCAGGGATATTTCATAAGATAACAGATGTCACACTTTCAAAAGTTTTAGAAAGCAAATATGATGCTAATGTCATCGGCTGGTCAATTCCGATTAACTGGATACTGATTAAGAATGACGAACATTGTTTACCAATTACAAGCCCTCCAATATATGAATAATTTATTTAATCTTATAATACATAATTAATTAAAAAACTTAAAGCTATGAGAGAAGTAATTGTATTTTACATTCCACCGATTCCGATGAATGAATCAGAATCAATGAATAAAGACATTGAAAAAATGAGAGGGCTTAATCCTGACTTTTGCATTTTTGTAGTTGAAGATAAAGCGAGAGAGAAAGTTGAAGTTGAAGTAAAATATAGAAATAATATTTAAACACTTGCACGAATGATAGGCATTAATCTATGAAGGAAAGAGTAAAAATTAAGGCACCATTTGAATTTAGAATAAAGTCTAAGAAAAAGAATTATTTTGGATGGCATCTATGGACAGGAGAATTTGAAACATTGGAAAGTGCAATAAAATGGTTTAATAAATTTGGCAGAGATATTCTTAGTAATAATAACATTTTAGCTCTTTTTGGAAATAAAAAATTAATAAGAAAATATAATTATCAGAAATATGGTAGGCCTTGATCTAAAACCGGAACTGCAAGAGTTGATTGATAACATCGCTAAAAAAAATATGTATTCAGGCAATAAGATTTCTGACTCTATTATGAAGATGTTTGAGATTGAAGTCCGGGATGATGGAGCAGGGATATTGGTACCGTATTGGTTAGGAGTTTTGCAGCGAGGCAGAGGGCCACGAAAGAGTACTAAGGATTCAGGACTGTGGCGAATCATATACAAGTGGATGCAGAGGCGTAATATGTTTCGTTCCGGCACGGCAAAAGGTAAGATTAATGAAGCAAAATATGTGACCTGGTACATTAACAAGTACGGAAATAAACAATTCAGAAATAAAATATTTGTGGACATTTATGAGACAGAACGAAAAAAGACTATTGAGAAGATTGATAAAAAATTCAGTTTGATAATTGGTAAGATAACTATGGAGGTGATATGACACTAACACCGGAATTAAAACGCAAGATCAGGGCAATAATGAAAAAACGAAGTCCTGAATTTCTCATGAAGTTAAAAAAGCGAATAAGTAAAATAAAGAAATATGATAACCTTAATTAGTACTCCTGAATACGCTGAACCACTTGATCCGCTGATCATATCCAGGTGGGTAGCAACAGAATCAGCTAATAACTTTCGTTTGTTACGTCAGGATTGGCTCATAGGAGCAACAGCAGATAACGGAGGGTTTTTAGAGATAACAACATCAACGGCCTTTACAGGCACGGAGGATGATGCTATTGCTGTTTATAACCTGACTAACGATT